AGGTTATCGTCCGTTTTATAAAACAATAATTGCGGCCCCAGTTGGTCCGAACGAATTTAGAGGATTTTAAATAATATGGCATTTCCTAAAAAAATAAAAAAATTTATTCCATTAACCGAACCTAAAACTCTTTTACCACGAAGAAGGGAGCTTCGAGATATGATTGAGCAGGATGGAACGTTTCTCCCTAAAAGTTTATTACATGCAGATTTGGACAGAGGATTTTTGGATTTTGTAAGAAATGAGTTAAAATGTGTTGTGGAAGGGAAAACTGTACCGATGATCGATATTTTAATCACAACACAAAATTGGGTACAATTTACGGAAACATGGGATTTTCAAAATATCGACAAAAACACTGAACCCCCATTTATAACAGTAATTAGAACACCTGAAGTTAAGTATGGTAATAACCCAGCAATTGTTTATAATATTCCAAATAGAAAATTGTATTTCTATATGAAAGTTCCAACCTGGGACGGAAACAAAAATGGATTTGACATTTATAAAATACCACAACCCGTACCTGTTGATATAACTTATACAATTGCAATTGTTTGTAATAGAATGAGAGAGATTAATAAGTTTAATCAAATAATGATGGAAAAATTTGCATCACTTCAGGCGTATCAAAATATTAAAGGACATTATATACCTTTAAAACTTAATAGTGTTAGTGATGAATCAGTAATGGAAGTTGAAAAAAGAAAATATTACATTCAAAAATATGAAGTTTTGATGATGGGATTTCTAATAGATGAAGATCAGTTTGAAGTAAGTCCTGCAATCACGAGAACTTTTCAAATTTATGAAACTGAAACAAAATACAAAAAAAGAAAATATAATTCTAAAATTCCACCTGAACCACCAGTTTACGATTTAATATTTCCAACAACATCCGATGAGATTGAAGAATTGTTTAATTACAATCTGAATTTAATTTTAACTTTTACTGAAAACGTAAGTTCATTTCAAGTTTATATAAATGATGACTATTATGGAGACACATTAGACACAATACAAGTTAGTAGTGGAGATATGATCAGATTTCAAATTGTTAGAGTGGACGCAACAAAAGTTGCTAAATTAACATATACCCAAAGTATACTTTAATTTATTCCCCATATATATCTTTTTTTTCTTTACACTTTTCCATGATCAAAGATTCCAAAAACTTATACATTTTCAATCCGCGTTTATCACAATAACGTTTCAAAACATCATGGACATCTTTGTCTATCTTTAAATTTTTAATCTTCTTGGTATCTTTATTCATAGGTAGAAAAAAGGCAGAAAAAAATCTTACCAAAATATAAATACTTTTTTTAAAGTAAAGTTTTTGCTTAAAAAGATAATATTTATAAGAAAATAAATAAAAACTAAATTATTATTAAACATGGCTACTAACAGTAAAATATTTGTATCACCTGGAGTGTATACATCTGAAGTAGATTTGAGTTTTGTTGCTCAAAGTGTTGGTGTGACTACTCTTGGTATTGTTGGTGAAACTCAAAAGGGACCAGCGTTTGAACCAATTTTTGTGAGAAACTTTGACGAGTTTACACAATACTTTGGTGGAACGTCACCTGAAAAGTTCATCGGAACACAAATCCCAAAGTATGAAGCATCTTACATTGCTAAAGCATACCTTTCTCAATCTAATCAATTATTTGTTACAAGAATACTAGGTTTGTCCGGATATGACGCTGGACCATCTTGGTCTATTATGACAAAAGCAAATCTTGATCCATCAACATTAGACTATTGGTGTTTGAGTGGTGTAACACCAAGTGGAAGTTGTGAACCAATTTGTGTTGTAAAAAAAGAATTACCTTTAATGGTAGATTTCAGTGCTTGTACAGATGGTACCGTAGCATATAATTTGAACGGATCATCATTCCCTTCATTCATTAATATTGATGAGTTATACGAAACATTCCAAGGAGGAACATCAACATTAAGAGATGATATTGATCAAATGATTTTAGATATTATTAATGATTCGAATCCATATTTGGCGGAAGATCAGTACATTAATTATTTTGGTTCAATTCCAAAAGTTGATTATACATTCTTAACCGCTACTGGTTATACAGCATCAACTAATGTATTTGGTGTTGATAATGTTTCTTTTGAAGATTCTAACTTATCTTCAGGATTGAACGATCCTTGGTATTATGCTTCATTTGATAACATTGGTAATTCACAATATAGTGGTTATTCATTCTTTACTACTGTAACAGGTATTACTCATTTGAATCCAATTACAACATCAACAACAACAGGTGTTCCACCTACAACAACTACTACAACAACAAATCCTTGTGTTACCCCAACACCTATTACCACAACTACAACAACAACACCTTTGATTATTGATTGTTATGCTGGTACCGTCGTTGGTATGATTTATTATTTCACAGGTACATCATATACTCAATATGATGATTTAGTTGTTTGTACATTAAGAAGTAGAGGTTTATCAACTTACTCTGACGAAATTAATCCTGTATTTGAAGTTACAGGAACTTCACAAGTAACTTATGATATGACTGGAGAATATAGTGGTGTATTGAAAAACCCATTCTTACCATTCGAAATTCAAGCTATTAATAATGATGGTACTGTATTTAATTTTGAAGTTTCATTAAGTGTTTCAGATGCTAACAACGTAAGTAAAGTATTTGGTAGAGGAAACTTTGACAAACCAAGAACTTCAGTTCCATTAATGGTTGAAGAACTTTACAGTACATTATTAACTTATGGTTGGAACAAAGGATTTATTAGAGGATTAAGTCCTGTTGTCGTATCTTCGGACGGATCTCAAGCTAATGATCCAAAAACTATTGGTTGGTACATGGAAAGATTTCAGTCACCAAGTTCACCTTGGGTGGTATCTGAATTAAGAGGTTCAAAAGTTTATAACTTATTCAAATTCTTTACAATTTCTGATGGTAATAGTGCTAACACTGAAGTTAAAATTTCATTATCTGACTTATCATTCAATAACGAAACATTTACTGTACTAGTAAGAGATTATTTTGACACTGATTCTAACCCTGTAGTTCTCGAGAAATTCACTAATTGTTCAATGAACCCAGAAGAAAATAACTTTATCGCTAAAAAAATTGGTACATTAGATGGTGAATATGAATTAAGATCTAAATATATTTTAATCGAAATGAACCCAGACGCACCGGTTGATGCTATCCCTTGTGGTTTCGAAGGTTATACATTTAGAGAATATTCAGCAGGAAGATCACCATATCCTGTTTATAAAACAAAATATTTCTTACCTGGTGAACAAGTTTATAACCCACCATTCGGTACAACAACTGGTCAAGACGATGCATTCATAAGTGCTGGTGATAACGTAAGAAAAACTTATTTAGGTTTAGGTTCTTACTGGGGTTATGATTCTGACTTCTTCCAATATAAAGGAAAAGTAAAACCATTTGATTTATGTAATGGTGATGGAACTGAATGGAACTTCAGAACAAAAGGTTTCCATATGGACCAATTTGCTAGCGGAATTACAATTTCATCTGGTTTCGCGTCTAGTGGAACTCCGGCTTATGAAGTAGGTTCTACATCATTCTCTTCTGAACCACAAGATCCTACAGATCCATATTACAGATTAATCGCTCGTAAATTTACAGTGTTTGTTTATGGTGGATTTGATGGATGGGATATCTACAGAGAATACAGAACAAATGCCGATAAATTTGCGTTAGGAAGAAGTGGATTCTTAAATGGGGCTTGTTCTTCATTAAGATACCCCAAAGGTAAAGGAAATGGTTTATTTAAACAAATTTCAATTGGTGACGGTACAATCGAATACGGAAATACTGATTACTACGCATATTTGTTAGGACAAAAAACATTTGCTAATCCTGAAGCAGTTAACATCAATGTATTTACAACACCGGGTATTGATATTCAAAATAACTCTGATCTTGTTGAACAAGCTATTAGTATGGTTGAAGAAGATAGAGCGGATTCATTGTATATTGCAACTTTACCTGACTACAATATGTTTGTTGCTACAACTACGGAAGGTGATAATATGATTTATCCACAAGAAGTGGTTGATATCCTTGAAGAAACTGGTATCGACTCTAACTATACCGCAACTTATTATCCATGGGTATTAACAAGAGATAGTGTTAATAATACACAACTTTATATTCCAGCAACCGCCGAAGTAACAAGAAACTTGGCCCTTACAGATAATATCGCATTCCCTTGGTTCGCAGCAGCAGGTTACACTCGTGGTATTGTTAACTCAATTAAAGCACGTAAGAAGTTAACACAACAAGATAGAGATGTTCTTTATATAGGAAGAGTTAACCCGATTGCAACATTTGCTGATGTGGGTACTGTAATTTGGGGTAATAAAACACTTCAAGTTAGAGAATCAGCACTTGACAGAATCAATGTTAGAAGATTACTACTTCAAGCAAGAAAACTAATATCTGCGGTTTCTGTAAGATTGTTATTTGATCAGAACGATCAACAAGTAAGACAAGACTTCTTAAACGCTGTTAACCCAATATTAGACGCGATTAGAAGAGACCGAGGTCTATACGACTTTAGAGTTACAGTTTCTAACGATACAGAAGATTTAGATAAAAATCAGTTGGTAGGTAAAATCTACATTAAACCAACAAGATCTCTTGAGTTTATTGATATAACATTCTATATCACACCAACAGGAGCATCTTTCGATAACATCTAATAAGATAAAAAAAAAGAAGAAAGGAGGTCAAAGAAATTTGACCTTTTTTTTTTATACACAGATATTTATTAATATGAATTATAAAAATTTGGTTAGAGATATTTTATCCGAAATGGAAGTTGGTTCTTTTATACCAACTTTTTATCCGAGTTTAGATTGGGATGATAATATCATGCGAATGCCAACAAAAATTTATCTTTTAGATAGGGAAGGAGTAGATGTTGGTATGTCAACAGAAGACTTTGCCGAATACAGAAGTATGATTGGTAAAGAACATTTTGATTATGAAGGTCATACTATTGTTGGTTATTCACCAGATGCATTAGTTGACTTTAAAACCACAGGGGACAGAAAATTTTTAGATGATATAGAAAACGCACCACTTGTTAGAGTAGGATGGGAAAAGTTAAGAGACGCAATCAATAATGGTGTGATATTTGCAATAATCACAGCA